AAAAACTCTGATTGGAATCTACCAAGTGTAGGACCTAAAAGTCTTTGCATAAGTTCGTATCTTACTTGTACTTCTGTAGCTGTCATTTGTGGTCCTTGTTGTAACTGTAACTGGTCTGAGTAATATGCTTGTCTTATTGCAGTTTTAAGTTCGTTTTCTTTGAAAGCATTTAGTTGCATGTTTGCACCAGACTGAAATGGTTTTACTGCAGCATCACTTCTAATAACTGTAATACCACCAGGTGTCATTCTTACTCTACCTATAACACCATCATCTTGTACTAACAATGGAGGATCAATAGCTTTTGACCATGCTTTAAGTCCTAGCTCTACAGCTTTGTTTAATGTTTTGATATCTGGTAAAGCATTGTAAGACGGGGAACGACCATATACTTCACCTGTAGCCTTTGACCATCTAGGTACAAGATATGGAAACTCGTTGTATCCACCAGTTCTAACAACCATCTTATCTTGTTCACATACATGACAAGAATGGAATGGTAACTTTGTATTAGATTTGCCTAATGCTCTTTCATAATCTTCTGTAGGTTCTACTGCATGAATAAAATCAAACTTTTTATCTGGTTTCATTCTAGCTGCTTCTTGTATTTTTGGTCCTACATTTTCTTCACCAAATTCTTGTATTGCTTGTCTAGCAGTTAATTTATATCTTCTGTATAAACAATCTATATATCCACTTACATTTTCTCCAATGTAAAATTCTGATATGTGCATTGTTTTAAAATGTATAGAATCTATGTCGTATCCTTTGTTACCTTCCTCTACGAATAGACATCCTGTTCCTATAGAACAAAGATCAAGATATAATTCATGTACTTCTGTGTTAAAATTAGTTTGGTTAAATACATCATACATTCTTTTTGCAGAATCTTCTAACCATAACTGCACATCTCTATCTTGATTTATTTCATCATCTCTAATTTTTAAATGAAACCATTGTAGTGATGGTGATGTAAGAGTTCCTTGTAAACTAGCAGCTAATAAATTGTTTGCAGTTATAGCTGTAGAATCAAACAAGACCTCAGTTCTTTTATCTCCTTTTACTCTTACAAAAACTACATCTGCTTTACGAGGCATAACATAATCAAGTATTTCTTGCCAATGGTCTTCCCATGTGCCTCTATCAGATGACATCTCTGAGTATCTTTTTTTTATATAATCAAACTTGTCCACTATTTACCACCTAGTAATGTTTTGCCAACATTAGCTTCTTCTTGAACACCAGTGCCACCAGTTAAAATAGTAGACATATAGCCCATTTGTTTACCAGATATAAGTCTTTGTCTTTCTTCTGCTGCCAATGCTTCTGCTTTCCTTTCTCTTTCAAGAAGTTCTGCATCAGGTCCTGGTGGTAACTTCGGTTGCTTAGGAGCAAGTATCGGTCCTATTATCGGGATATCACCCATCTGCAGTCCTCCTTTTGCATACCATACAATGCAATGTCATATAGTTTATCATGTTTTTTAAGAAAATTCTTTAAATATCCTTCTTTTTTGAAACCAACACCTTCTATTAGTTTCATACTTCTTTTGTTTTGAGCAGTACAAGTAGCAGTTACTCGCTGACATTTTGCTTGATTAAATACATAGTCAAACATTAATTTTATAAATCTACGTTGCACGTGTTTAGGATTATCAGATGCTATGTGAACATATATGTTGTTACCATCATAACCACAAAACAAAATAACTCCAACAATATTATCCCACTCATCTAAAAAACCAATAGTAGTATAATCATCTACTTCTATATTAGCTCTCGGTTGTAACCATTCGTAGAATTTTTTACTCCACGATTGATCGTATATTGGTCTAATCATTATCCACCTAATAAAGTTTTTTTAGTTGTTGCAGTTTCACCTAAACCTTCTGCGCCTGTCAATATAGTTGAACCACCATATTGTGATGCAGATGATGCAAGTCTTTGTGCAGTTTGGTCTGGTTTAGGCACAGATGCCATAAGTGCTTTTGGACTAGGTGTTTTTCGTTTTTTACCACCTAAAGATCCTAGCACAGTACCAACACCTTTACCTACAGCACTAATAACACTGCCGACAGCTTTTGCTACTCCACCCATTATTTCTTACTCCTTTTCTTAGGTGCATTTTTATGCACTTCTGTAAATGACTTACCTTCTAACAACTCTTTTTTTATCTTCGCAAGTGTAGCTTTTGTATGATGTTTGCTATGCTTTTTTAAAGATTGTTCTTGTCGTTTAGTAAGTTTCTTCATCTTTTCTTTGCAGTTTTTGCAGCCCTTTTAAAATTAGCTGAAGTTGGTGCGCCTTTAGATCCAGGCTTTCTCATTTTTTCACCACTACCTGCTTTAATCCTTTTACGTTTTTTATGTATGTTCGCATACAATCCAGGTTTCTTTGCCATTATTTCTTTTTCCTTTTCATGTTTTTTGCAATAGCTTTAGCTACAGCTTTTGGCATCTTTGGATTTTTTGCCATTAATTTTTTTGCACCATTTTTCTTTTTTGGTGGCCTTCCTTTTGTACTTCCGTATGTTCCTTTGCCCATTGGCATAATAATAGTCCTCCTATTTTTTCTTTTTGTTTTTAGTTGCAAAACTTTTTGCTGCAGCTACAGAACCAAAACCCCATTTTTTTAGGGCTAATGCTTTCCTAGTAGGACGACCTTTACTATCTTTCATAGGACCTTTCATACCAGCAAATCTTGCAGCAAAAGAAACACGTCGAGGGTTTGTGCCAGACTTAACAGGAGGTTTTAGATTAGCACCTTCTTTTCTTTTAAAGTACTTTCTACCTGCTGCAGTAAGTCCACCAGTTTTACTCTTGTGTTCTTTTCTCATGCAAAAACATTAAACTCCGATTCAGCTTGTGTAAACATTGGTTCGTAGTTTTTGATTCTTGCTTTCCTTAATGACATAACTGCATATCGCATTGCAGATATAACATCATCATGTGAAGCAACAATCTTACCATTCTTCCTATGATACATTCTAAGCTCTGTTAACAGTTTATCTTGATTCTTAAAAATTTTCAATCGTTTTGTTTGCATACGAGTATATAATTCCATGATACCAGCTTCAACTGAGTTGCCACCTGATCCTTCTTTTTGTCCTTGCTGTGGTGGATTAGAAAAATGCTCTTTAGTCATAGACACACCTTCTGTTCTATATTGTTCTGTAAGTGATTTACCAGAACCTTTGTCAGCTTGTCTGCCATCCATAGGCCAGATCACAGGTATCCAGTTACCTCTTGCTTTTATTGCACTTGCATGAATAGGTACAGATTCTTGTCTCATTGCATAGCTGTCATAAACATATGCTATATCAGAATCTCTATCCCATGTAATCCACACTGCTGCTGTCGGGTGATCCCAACCAAAATCTATGCCACATATTCTAGGCCAGTGGTCAGGTATATCTACTGGTTCACATACTATATCATCTTCTGCAATAGGAAATACAAGACCAGAACCTAATTGTGGTATACCTTGTTCTCTCATCTTTCTTTCGTGTGGTGGTAATGCAGCAAGTATTTGTTCTCTTGCTTCTTTTGTCATGTGAGGTGCATCATCCCAACCAGCTTGTAGTAATGCTTGTCCAGGTCTAAGATCATTTACAAACTGTGCAACTGTTTCTGTCATGCCAGATTCTGGTGTAAATGTCATATATACAATACCACCTCTGTCTGCAGTTCTAGTAAGTGCTTGTGTGTAAATATTTGTAGGTGGTTCTTCATCTAGCCAGACCACATCTACTGCCTCACCCATCCATTTTTCTCTGCCCATTTCATATGCTTTGAAGGCAAGTCTGGACCACCCCCCTGAAATATGTTTGATAACAAGTGAGTTCATTGCATTAGGTACGCCTGGCTTTCTAGTTGTTTCTCCAATATCATCAAGTGGTATAGATCCTGTACCTTTAGCACTAGGATCATCTGGTTGACCTACAAGTTCTTTCTGACATACATCTCTGGTAGTTTCATTTGATACACCACCTACCCATGCTCTGATAGGTTTGTCAAACTTACGACCTTGCCACCAGTCTGGGTACTTGCCAGTTAGATGATATGCCATTTCTGCTGCACCACAAAAAGATTTACCTATCCTGTTACCAGCCATAAGTAATCTTTGGGATGCTTTTGTGTTATGAAAATCTACTTGATACTTGTAAGGTTCGTAATGTTTTAGTTTATTAGTTGCCTTTCTTCTTTCAAGCTCTTTAGCTATTTCTACAGCTCTTTCTAAACTCATTTAGTTGAGATCATCTTTAGGAGTTGTAACCACTTTAATGGTTGATAACAAATGATTCAGCTCCTGTTGTAGCTCCTCGTCTGATTTCTTATTTGTTACATCTTCTATCTTATTAACTGTCTGATAACCTGTTCTGTCAAGCAAAGAATTGATAGCACCTAGCTTTACTGACTGTGTAGTTTTCTCATCTTCTACCAATTTTATTAATTTATCTATAGCCAAAGGTGCAGCATTAGCCATTAACTTCCTAGTATGCTCTGTGATCTCGTTAGATAGCTTGTTTTTAAGCTCATATCCCTGTTGTTCTGCAGTTTTAGGGCTATATCCTGCTTTTATTGCAGATGCCGTTGCATTTCCTGTTTGTGAGTAGTGTTCTATAAAAGCTTTTTGTTTGTCTGTCAATTGTCTACTTATCATATTAACCATTCTAACTCATTTATCTTGTATATGCAACAACAATGAACACCTTAACTTATGTTAATACATCAAAATACCCTACCACTGTGGGATCGAATCCATATATATATACAGACAATGTCAGTTTGGGGTGTACCCCCCCTTGTTGTAACTAGTATCTAATAGGTAATTAGTATATTTTTAGTTGCTGTTATCTGCTGGAAAAGGAAGAGGTGTGTGGGTTGAGAACCATATTTTTTTACACTTCGAAGAAAATCCAATTGAGTTTGATCTAAAAATTTATATTTTATATATACTGTTATTAGTAGTAACATTTCAATATTACTTTAGATTATTTACAAGATTATAACGGCCGTTCAACTAAAGTATTTATTTATCTTGTTTAATAATGTTTAATAGGTTTTTATGGATACATATATTATAACATACTAAAGTTTTATCAATAAAAAAAAAGAATAATAAATTATTTAATAAATTATTTGGTATATTTTAAAATTGATGTATAATATATATTGGAGGGTAGAAATTTGAAAGAATTAAGACTAAACAAGCAAGAGAAAGAAGACTTAGTTTTTGCGATTCGCTGTTTCATAGATTCGACAAATACAGAACTTAGACTAAAAAATATTGACAAAGAAGTTGCAGATAAAGTAATTATGGAA